GTGGGGGCGCATCATCGACGCCATCATGCAGGCGCGCTGCATGAACCCCGTCCTCTACTTTGACGAGCTGGACAAGATCTCGGGAACCCCCCACGGCGAAGAAATTACGTCCATGCTGATCCACCTCACGGATCGGTCTCAGAACACGCAGTATCACGACCGCTACTTTGCGGGTATTGACTTTGACCTGTCGCAGTGCCTGTTCGTGTTCTCCTTCAACGACGAGACCAAGGTGCATCCCGTGCTGAAAGACCGCATGTCGGTTATCCAGTGCTCGGGGTACAAGGACGACGAGAAGAAGATCATCGTCGCAAACTACGTGTGGCCCGAGGTTCTGAAGCACGCGGGCATTGCGCGCGACGACCTTTCGGCAACGGAGGAGGCAGCAGAGTACATCATTAAGGAGTACTCCAAGGGCGAACAGGGCATGCGCAACATCATTCGCGTCGTCGAAACCGTCGTGTCGCGGATCAACCTGCTGCGCATATCGGACGAAGAGACCGCCAAGTCCTACAAGTTCTACACCAAGATCGCATTCCCTGCGAAACTCACGAAGGAGACCGTGAAGACGATTCTCGCCGACTTCTCTGCCGACGCACCCGAGACCTGGCGTTCTATGTACAATTAAAACAACTAAGACTCTCATAAATGTCCTCCTCCGCAGCAGCTATGAAGGAAGAGTCGCACTTTGCGAAGCGACACATTCGAAACCGTTTTTCGTTGATGGTCCTCCCCCAAGTGTCGGAAGGTATCTGGAGCGTGTACGACAACGCCAAGAGCATTTGCGAAAAGAACAACCAGGGCGACCAGATTCTGATGACCTTTCAGAACCTGCTGACGCGCATTCCGCTCTGGACGGACGATGTTCTGCAGACGGAGGTCAAGCGCATTCTCGTAGCGTCGAAGTGCTCGTACCTCGAGGAACTGCTGACGGGCGTGCTTCTCGCCTACCTCCGAACCTTTGCGGCCGTCCAGTACCGCGCGTCGCAGGACAGCATTCAGGTCGAGTTCGAGCGCCCGCCGCTCGGGCGATTCATTCACGAACTCTACAAGGAGGTCGCGCGCCGATGCTGGGAGAATGCTTTCTTGTTTCGCACGGTCGGTGTGCGGTCCGAGCAGCAGGCGCGCAACCGCAAGGAGATTGACGGCATCATCGACACTGCCATTGACACGGTCCTCGACTCCTTTTTGCCGTGGGAGTCCATCGTCACGAACTACTTTTCGGTCGGCGACGGCGACGACGCCGAAGACACACCAGCGCCCGCACCCGCGCCGCCCGCACCCGCGCCGCCAGCGACGCCAGCGCCTGCTGCCGTCAAGTTCGCCGAGACCTCGGACGACGATGAGGACGACGATGACGCCGACAGCGACGATTCCTCGCCTCCGAAGATTCAGTTGACGGAGGAAGCAGTGGACCTCGACGGCATTGCAGATCTCGACGAGAAAGAGGAGGAGGTCGACATTCAAGTGCCCGAAGAGGAAGAATCACTCGTTCTAAAACTATAAACGAACGCGCAAGGTGAAGTAAACATGGATACCAACATTCTTTTGATTATTGGTATCGTTGCTGTTGTGGCAGTCATTCTTTATGCAGTTGAGCGATACACGCAGAAGAAGCCCGTCGAGTGGACCGATGCGTCCAAGATCGGTCTTCTGTCGGGCGCAGGCGCAGGCGGCATTGTCTACGCAATGGGTGGAGGAGATAATGCTGTATCTGCAGTCGCAGAGATGGCGTCGTCCGCGGGCGGCGTCGTTCAGGACATGTTTGTCGGAAAACCCAGTTTTTAGGGTTCAATAAACAAACAGGTCTCTGACGCAGGAACCTTGCCTTCGAACACAAAGGGTCCCCCGAACGCTTCAATTTGCTTTCGTGGAACCGCATCGCGCGCCCAGCGTGCGATCGCCTTATACAGTTGAAACCCCCCGTACCGCTCGTGCTTGTCCCCGTCGTGCGCGTTGCGGAACAGCAGTGATGTGCCGTCAGGAAGAGTCAACCACTGAATAAACATTTTGTAAATAGGGTTCGCGCTGTACTCGTCGGAGACGCCGTGGGGGAAGCAGTCCCAGAACACCGACGCCGCCAGACGCGCAAGGTCAAAGGACGCGTTCGGTTTCACTTCAGGGTATTTTGGGTTGTAAAAGGGTTCGACATTGTACTGCCCTCCCGCTTCTTCGTCGGGGTGAAATTGGTCGGACATGAAGAACTTTGCCTCGCGCAGTTTCGGCAACTTTACGGAAAAGGTCGCGCGGTCAAAGTCGATGATCTTCATGAGTTTGCCGTAGGTTGGTACCCTATACGACTTCTTGCCGCCCATGTTGTAGTAGAAGAACTCTTTGTCCGTAGCGACGTACATCACATTCATCACATGAAGATCGTTATGCACGAATCCAAATGTTCTCTGTGCGAACGACAGCGCGAAAATCACCTGCGCCATCCACGCGCACCGCTTTTCCGTCTCGGGGTTTTCCTTGAAGAGTCTGTACATCGTGCCCTCGCACTGCTCCATCACCGTGATTTGAATGGGTGCGTCCTTGAACACTGCGTGCGCGAATCCTTCCTCATCCTCTGGGTCATCGAACGGTTCGTCGCTGGGTTCGGTCGTTCCGCTGGACGAGCACGAGCGAATTTCAAAGCAGTAATCCGTCGAGCAATTCGAGTCAAACGATTCTTCATCCTCATTCTCGTCATCGTCATCAGATATGGCTGCCTGTTCTGGTCCTGCAGGCGTGTCTGCTGCCGCTGCCGCCGCCGAGATAGGCGGTAGGTCTTCGATACCCAGATCGATTTCATCCCCGTCGTCTGCGTCTTCCAGTTCCACCTTTTCGGGGGTCTTGATTTTGAGTTCGAAAAAGTGCCCGATGTTCTGCGAGAACCACGACCGATCGCAGAGGTCCTCGTAGTCGTACGAGATATCCACCACGTGCTTCTCGGCAACGCCCGAAAATACGGCGTACACCTTCGGGAAGTGCACGCATCCCGTCTCGGACAGTAGAATGGAGGCGAGCGATCCGACGTACGACGAGTTGTGCGGCGACTGAATGCGCGCGGTCTTGGTATCCTCGCTGTGCGGAAGTCCTGTGCCTGCATAGTCGCCCCGCATGACGTTGTACGGCGAGAAGAGCATGGATTTTTTGAGGTGGACCTTTTGTTCGGTGCCTGCGGAAAAGACTCGGTCAGGCGCCGAGATAGTTTGAATGCCGTAGCGGGACTTTACGCCGAATTGGTAGGGCGTGCGAACTGTCTCCATCTTGAAGAGTTTTTGGATGCAGGGGAAGAAGGGCTGGATGCGGCGAAGACCCCAGTGGGTAAACGCCTGTTCCTGCAGCCCCTGGAGGTTTGTCTGCTTCTGGACTTCGATGGGGACGTTCGAAGTTCTTAGGTCGGGCAAGTGTTTCGCAGGCATTATGTTAAGTCTTGAAACAGGATTGCTTTATTTTACGCTAGGCCCGACCCCGAAACCTCTCCTTCTGGCGCTGACTGTAGGTGAGGGTTCCGTCGAGAACAGACCCTTGTTCAGGGAAGTAGTGGTCGAACAGCTCTCCAAGGGTCAACCTGAACAAGTACTTCAATTTGTGCGTCAGGTCCGTCATGAAGATGAAGACGGCAAACATGAAAAACATGCCGCTGGTGTAGGAGTCTACGAAATCCTCAAGTCCGTGGCGGATCGGAATGATCGGGGCAGAGGTGTTCATAAAGTAGACCAACCAAAATGCGCCCACGCCGACCAGCGCGATTTCCACCGCCACGTCTATCAACTGAAACGTCAGACCTTTCTTTTCCCACTCAAGACCTCTCTGCTCGTCGGGCTCGTACACGTCGAATAAGTAATACAGAACAAAGGACATTATGCCGCCCGCAATGGTATAGAGCGACGCAAAGATAGCGATATTGCCCGTCACCCGCAAGGCGTCGTCGGGCGACAGTTTGATTTCGTGAATATGGTACGCGTATTTTCGCGGCATGTGCTGTGTTGCTTTAACACGCGAAAAAATCGAAGTCTAGAAGGTAAGGATAGAATGAACTTCAACATTCGAAAGTTCAACATGAACATCGTCAAGGAGCGATGTGCGCTTGACTCACGCAAGTCGCCCATGATTGTCATCATCGGCAAGAAGGATACGGGGAAATCTTTCTTGGTCCGCGACATTCTCTTTCACACGCAAGAGTGCTTCCCCATCGGAACCGTCATTTCGGGTACCGAAGTGGCGAACGAGTTTTTCCAGCATATGGTTCCCTCCAAGTTGATCCACGACAAGTACAAACCCGAAATCATCACGAACGTCATCAGGCGCCAGTTAGGACTGAAGCAGCAGCGCAACAATTCAAAGACAGGGGGCGGGGGCACTGTGGATCCTCGAACTTTTTTGATTCTCGACGACTGTCTGTACGACTCATCGTGGATCCGCGAAGAGTCCACGCGCTACGTGTTCATGAACGGGCGGCACGTCGATTTGACCACCATGATCACCATGCAGTACCCGCTCGGCATCACGCCCAATCTCCGTACCAACGTGGATTTCGTCTTCATCCTCCGCGAAAATATTCTGGGAAACCGCAAACGTATCTACGAAAATTACGCAGGTATGTTTCCGACATTTGAAATGTTCTGCCAGTTCATGGACCAGTGCACCGAAAATTACGAATGCATCGTCATCTGCAACTCCAGCCCCTCCAACAAACTGGAGGACCAAGTCTTCTGGTACAAGGCGAGCGACCACCCTCCGTTTCACCTCTGTGCGGACTCGCTGTGGGCAGACAACCGACCGTTCATGTCCGCAATGTTGGCATCGGGCGAGTACAACCCCGCGGACATGGCGAGTTCGCGCAAGGGACCTACGGTGTGGGTCAAAAAGGGCGGTGACGGCGGCGGCGCAGGGTCTGGCGGCGGCGGCGCGTCGAGCGGCGGCGCCGGACGGTTTT